CGGGCGGTCGGTTCCTACGGCCCCGAGGCGATCGCGTGGGCCGAGCGCGAGCTGGGTCCGCGGATCATCGGCCGAGGTAGCCGGCTGCGGTGGTGGCAGAAGCTGGCGATCACTCGTCAGCTGGAGCATGACGCCGACGGCGCGCTGGTGTGGCGCCAGGTGGTCGAGTCCGCGCCTCGCCGCGCCGGGAAGTCGGTGCGCCTGCGAGTGGTGGCGATGTGGCGGGCCGCCCACGCCGACCTGATCGGGGAGCCACAGGAGATCATGCTGGTCTCCAAGGACCGGCTGGTGGCACGGGAGATCATCCGGCCGGCGTGGTCGTGGGCGATGGGCCCGGCGCAGAAGGAGGCCGGGTGGAGTGTGCGGCGCGGCAACGGCGACGAGGAGGTCTCATCGCCCTCCGATGACCGGTGGATGATCCGGGCGAGTGACGGCGTCTACGGCTACAGCCCGGGGCTGGGGATGGCCGATGAGGCGTGGGGCATCCCGCCGGATGCGATCACCGAGGGCCTGGAGCCGGCGCTGCTGGAGCGGCTGTGGCCGCAGCTGGTGCTGACGAGCACCGCACACGTGCGGGCCACGAGCCTGATGCGTCGTCGGCTGCTGGCTGCGCTGCGTGGCGATGATCCGGCGACGTTGCTTCTGTTGTGGGGTGCGCGACCGGGTTGCGACCCGGGCGACCCGGAGGTGTGGCGGGCGGCCTCGCCGTTCTGGTCCGAGGCGCGGCACGCGATGATGGTGAGCAAGTACGCCGCGGCGCTGGCGGGTGAGGACGATCCGGAGTTCGACGACCCGGACCCGATGCGTGGGTTCATGGCGCAGTTCCTCAACGTGTGGCCGATGGTCTCGGCCAGGCAGGCGCCGGGTGACCCGCTGGTGACGCCGGAGGACTGGCAGGCGCTGGCCGGAAGCTTCCCGGAGGCGGGAAGCGTTCCGGCCGCCGTGGCGGTGGAGTCCTGGCCCGGTGGCGGGGTCTCGGTGGCCGCGGCCTGGCGGCTTGAGGACGGCCGCACGCTGGTCTCCGCGTCGGCCCACCCGGACGTGGCCGAGGCCGCGGCAGCTGCGAAGGCGATGGGATGCAGGTATCGGCTCCTGGTCGGGGGCTCGCTGATGGGCGACCCGGCGTTCAAGGGCATGCGACTCAAGGCGCAGACGGGGACTGTTGGCGCGGCCGTCACCGACCTGAGGCGGTGGCTCGCCGAGGGCGCCATCGTCCATGACGGTGGGCAGCACCTCGGCGCTCAGGCGACCGGGCTGCGGACGAAAGCCACCCCGACAGGCATGCGGATCGTGTCGCTGGGGGCCGCGGATGCTCTCAAGGCAGCGAGCTGGGCTGTTGCCGCTGCACGCAGTCAGCGCGTTATCCGATCAAAGCACGCATAACGTGCGTGCTTTCGGAGTCGAGTAGCCCGGATATGGCTGGGACAATTGATGTGTGGGATTCCTGTCGCGGTTTATGCGCAATGAGCCGCTGACCCCTGCTCTGGTCGAGCCGGTCTCGTTTTCGGTTTCCGATACCGGCAGCGGTGTGCAGGTCGACCCGGTGATGCTCTACGGCACCGGATACGGCACCGACACGGTGATGCCGGCTCCTCGGATCAGCAGGCGTCTGGCGATGCAGGTTCCGGCGGTCAAGCGGGCCCGGGATCTGATCTGCGGCAGCCTGGGCACGTTGCCGCTGGAGCTGTTCGGCCCGGACAACGGCGCGGTGCGGTGGGCGCTGTTCGACCAGCCCGAGCCGGACGTGCCGCGGTCGGTGACGATGACGCGGACCTTCGAGGACATGTTCTTCGAGGGTGTCGCCTGGTGGTACGTCACCGACTTCGGCTGGCACGGCTACCCGACCAAGGTTCGCCGTCTCGACCCCGCCACGGTCACGGTGGTGCAGAACGTCGGCGTGTACACCACCAAGGCCGGCAACACCGGCACGAGCGTGGAGTGGCTGCCCGATGAGCGGTTGATCCGGTTCGACTCCCCGAACGACCCGCTGCTGATCTCCGGCGCACGGGCGATCCGCACGCTACTGACCCTCGACGCGGCGGCGAGCCGTCACGCCGAGGAGCCACTCCCGACGACGTACTTCACCTCCACCGACGACCTCGATCCACAGCAAGACGAGATCGACGACGTGCTGGACGAATGGAAGCGGAACCGCCAGACCCGCTCGACCGGGTACGTGCCCAGCTGGTTCAAGCTCAACACCGTCACCCCGCTGACCGCCGAGCAGATGCAGCTGGCGGAGTCCCGCGAGCACGCGGTGCTCGACCTGGCGCGGGCCACCGGCGTCGACCCCGAGGACCTCGGCGTGAGCACGACCAGCCGCACGTACTTCAACGCCTTCGACCGCAAGCAGCACTTCGCCAACGGCACCCTGGGCGGCTACCGGCAGGCGTTCGAGGACCGGCTCTCGATGGGGGACGTCACCGCCCGTGGCTACAGCGGCCGGCTCAACCTGGACGCCTACATGCGCACCGACGCGCTGTCGCGCTACCAGGCCTACGCGGTCGGGCTCCAGGTCGGGGCGATCACCCGGCAGCAGATCGCCGCCGCCGAGGGCGTGCCCGACACCGAGGTATCCGACGGACTCCCAGACGCGGTCGAGGGTGCGGATGCCTACGCCCAGAGACTCGTCGACGCCACGGCGCTCCCGCCGGGAGCCCAGCCCACCGCCCAGACCACCGGAGGCACCCAGTGAGCAACGTTCGACACATCGGGTTCGCCCGCGTCACGGGTGCCCGGTTCGCGGTCGATGCGGGCAAGCGTGAGGTCTCCGGGCTGTTGGTGCCCTACGGCGTCACCGCCTCCTCCGGCGGGGAGCAGTGGACGTTCTCCCAGGGCTCCCTGACCTACGGCGACGTGTCCCGGGTCAAGCTGTGGGTCAACCACGACGTGGCCCAGGCTGTCGGCGTCGCCCGGGCGCTCGACGACCAGCCCGACGGCCTGTACGGCACGTTCTACATCGCCCCGACCCCCGAGGGCGACAACGCCCTGACGATGGCCTCCGCCGGGGTCTGGGACGGGTTCTCGATCGGTGTCGCCCCGGGCGGCAGCTTCTCCCGCGACGAGGCCGGCGTCCTGCACGCCGCACCTGCCGGTGCACCACTCATGGAGGTCTCCCTGACCCCCGCACCCGCGTTCGACGACGCGCGGGTCCACAGCGTCGCCGCGTCCGCGGCAACCACCAGGAAGGAGCCCGCGATGGGCGACGAGAACACCACGACCACCACGGCGCCGGCCGCTCCTCAGATGGCGGCCGGTGACCCGATCACCGGGGACATCTCTGGCACCGTCACCATCACGCCGCCCGCACCCGCCGACGCCCCGGCTTCGGCTGACGGCAACAGCGACCTGGCCGCCGCAGTGGCTGCCGCCCTGCCCGGCGCGCTGGCACAGTTCGGGATCAGCCCCGGCTCACGGCGTGAGGTCGTACCGGCCGCCAGCGGTGTGCGGGCTGGTGTGCAGGTCACCGAGGCCGCGCCGTACCGCTTCGACGGCACCCGCGGGGCGCACGAGTTCTCCACCGACCTGGCTGCCGCGCTCGGCCTCGGGGCGCTCAACCCGGCCCCGAACGGCGAGGCGTACACGCGGGTGATGACGTTCATGCGCGAGCAGCTCGACCCCGCCCGCATGGCCACCCAGGGCGGCCCGAAGTTCGTCACCACCACCGACACCACCGCGGTCAACCCGACGCAGTACCGCCCGGACATGTTCGTGGGCGAGCAGCGGTTCACCACCCCGCTCTACGATGCGTTCTACAAGGGCGGTCTGAGTGACGCGACCCCGTTCACGTTCGCGAAGTTCAACTCCGCCTCCGGGCTCGTGGGCGACCACACCGAGGGCACCGAGCCCACCGCCGGCTCCTACTCCACGGCCCAGGGTGCGACCATCACCCCGGCGCCGGTCTCGGGCAAGGTCCACATCACCCGCGAGGTCGGCGACCAGGGCGGCAACCCGCAGATCTCCGGGCTGCTGTGGGACAAGATCCAGTACGAGTACTACAAGGCGATGGAGACCAAGGTCGCCGCCATCCTCGCCGCCGCGTCTCCCGCGGAGTTCACCGGCACCGCACTCGCGGCCGGGGCGAACACGGTCGACACGCTCGCCACCCCGATCGAGCAGGCCATCATGCGGCTCAACTTCCTGGCCGGCGGCAACCGGTTCAACTACTTCGCCGCCCACCTCGACCTCTACCTGGCGCTCGGCGGTCTCAAGGACGGCAACGACCGGCCCTACTACCCGATCCTCAACCCCACCAACGCCAACGGGCAGACCACCGGCGGCTACCCGTCCCTGAACGTCTCGGGCACCAAGGTCGACCCGGTCTGGTCGATCGGCACCACCTCCGACGGCACCGCCCACAAGTCCTACCTGGCCGACACGAGCGCGCTCTACTTCTGGGCGAGCGCACCGGTCAAGCTCGACCGCCTCAAGGAGGACGTCGAGGGCTGGGACCTCGGCGTGTGGGGCTACCAGGCCGGCGTCCTCGCCGACCCGTCCGGCCTCCTCAAGGTCACCTACGACCCCACAGCCTGATCGGAGACCCGACATGACGACCAAGAAGAAGGCACCCGACGCGCAGGCCGAGCTGGGCGAGC